CAAACGATGTAACAATCGAAGTGAAGAGTAGTTCTGCCTTGCCAGTTAAGTTATTAGCTGCAGAGTTTGAGTCCATGATGATACCGAGAAGCAGAAGATATGGAGCTTAGAATAGATGAAGCACAAGGAGATATGGATGCAGCTGATCTGTATGAAGACCTGCGGGAGGAAGACATGTTAGAAATTCTTGGTCTTATGCACCACCCTAGAGATGCTGTGTATATGTCGTATGCTACATCAAGCAAGTGCTACAGTGTTAAGGATGAGATGAACAATCTATACTGCTCATTCGGAGTAGCTCCTATCAACGGTACTAATATCGGTAGTGCTTGGTTATTAGGTACTAGAAGATTACCACGGATTAAGAAGTTCTTTTTGAAACACTCCGCTGAGAAGGTTGCTGATCTGTTAGATGGATTTGATTACTTAACGAACTTTGTCATGCGTACTAACAAGTTGAGTATTAGATGGTTGGAGTGGTTAGGTGCTGAGTTTAACGATTGTCAGTACGAGAACTATCTGTCATTTATATTAGAGAGGAAGTAATTGTTATGTGTTTACCTTTGGCAGCAGTTGGAGCAATAGCAGGAGCCGCAACAGCGGGACTCTCCTTCGTAGGTCAGCGTCAGCAAGCTAGAGCACAGATGGCGTTACAGTCTCAACAGATAAGAGCTGCTCAACAAAAGTTAGGATTCCAAAGAACAGCTGCTTTATTAGAGAGACAACAACAAGAACAAGCTATAGCACAGGAAAAGGGTAAAGTAGCTGCTAGAGGTGAGGCTATTGCTGCTAGAGCTAGAGTATCTGCTGGAGAAGCTGGCGTATCTGGTTTATCTGTTCAAGCATTAATGGATGACTATATCAGACAACAAGCTGGACAAGTGGCTGCACTTACATCACAAGATAAACTCTATGCAATGCGTCACGGTTTGAATCTTGAACAATTAGGTCTAGCATCTGAGCAGGAGATATTAGGACTGAGTAAACCTATTCAACAACCTAGCTTTTTGAGGGGTGCTTTAAGTATAGCAAGTGGCGGTATTAGTGGTTACACTGCTGGTCAAAGTTTTCAAAATGTATTACGACCACCTGCTATTGATACTGGAATGGGTATATCTTCTTACTTACCAGATACTGACCAATATACATTACCAGCTCGTGGACCTCTAAATCAAAGATAATGGCTAAACCAAGAGTACAAGTACAAGGATTAGGTGAAGCACCTACTGTTAAACCTGTTGGGTTACCTACATATCAATATAAAATAGCACAACCAGTAGCAGCACCTCCTAAGATATTACAATTCGCAGGTGACTTAGCACAGGCAGGTTTGTTGATGAAAGGCTATGCGGGTTATAAGCAACAGGAAGCAGCTAGAGATATAGAGCTACAGAAAGCACAAGCTGCACAGTTTCAAGAGGAACAAAGAGAACAAGAGAAGTTTGACCAGGTACTGTTAAAGCAACACATAAACAACGCTACACTTCCTAGTTTAAATTCTATAGCTGACTCACTTATAAATGTTGAAACATACACTAAGAGGGAACAAGCATCGCAAGCTATAGATGAAGCTATTAATAAAGAGTGGAGTGTTTTAAGTGAAAAGCTAGGCGGTGATGTAGCTGATAGCTTAGCTTCTAAAGCTCTATGGAACTCAGTGATACCGCAGTACAAGGAGAAGTTATTAGCTCAGTACGAAAAGAATAGAGAAGGTTTTGTTCAAGCAGCTCAGGGTCAGGATTTAATGGTTCAATTAAGACAGGCTACAACTTCAGGTTCTATTGATGTAGTAGGTCTAGAATTGTTAGCAGAGCAGCGTGAGAAATTAATGGTAGAGCAAGGCATCACTGATCCTTCTACTAGGCAGAAAATACTATTAGATGGTTACACGGCACAGCTTGATACACTGATAACAAAAGAAAAGTTTAAAGATGCTAGGTCTTTTGTTGGTGCTATGGAGTTAATGAAAGTCAATGGTAGACGGGTGTTTGGTTCTGCTCAGTCTGTTAAAACTATTAATGATTTCATAACGACTTTAGAACAAGCTGAGTCCAAGCAAGGTACTGTATCTAAAACTACTAAGCAGCAAGTATTTGCAGGTTTATACAAGGAAACAGTTACAGGTCTGAATGGTATGCTTAGGTTCGGTGGTGAATTAGAAGCGAACCATTTAAGTGCTATGCGTAGTACATTGACTAGTTTAAGTACAGACTTAGCTGACGATAGACAACAGTTGAATACCGTGATGGACGGGATTATTAAATCAAGTAATCCGGTAGCTGCTTACAGAAATAAATTGTCTGAACTATCACAATCAGAGGATGCTCCTGATTTAGCGTCGGAACTATACATAGGTAACACAACTAGATTAGACGCTATTGATAAAGCAATATTTGAAAGACCTACTCAGCCTATAAATTTAAACGATACATTTAAAAGAAAAGAAGAGCAGGAGTTTTTAGAGTGGGCTGAAGGTTTGGATGAACTACCTACAGTAAAAGGTTTTATAGAATCACAAGAAAAGAAGTATGCTCCCTGGGATGAGTTATTACAGTTAGGCGTTGATGCTAGGGAAAATGGTTTTGTTTTTACTACTAAGCAATTCAAAGGCGTAGGTTCCGATGTAGCTAAGATGATTAAAAACGAAACTGAGTTAGCTTACCCTGTAGATATAGATGATGTAGAGGAGAGACAGTTAGAGGAAACTTACAAAGGTGAAACAGGAAGAGAGTTTGAAAGAAGTGCTACTGAGCGTATCAAAGAAGAACTTAAATTAGCTGCACCAAAAAACGAAGCTGAAGTAAATAGTGTATTAAAAGGTTTAATGAAAGAGGAGCGTGAAAGATGGCTGCGTATAGTAGAAGCCCGTAAAGACATCCTTAAAATGAAACCTGAAGGTACTGTAATAGATGGCGAAGTGGATCGAGCAGAACCTGAGATACCTATAAGTAAAGCTGCTACTAAAGAAATAGAAGAGAACATTTTCACTGCTGATGTTATAACTAAATACGACTCTTTAGATGCTATCGATAGGGGCGTACCGTTAAGCCAGATGGATAGAGCTGTTATAGAAGAAGACAGAAAGCACATGGCGAGTAATAATCGTTACCATGAAGAGCGTCGTTCGTATTATAACTACGGTTTATCTAGGTATTCACCAGAATCTGTGCGTAGGTTAAAAGAGATAGACCTTGACTCGGATGATGTATTTCTATTCGGAGGTAGACTTGAGATGGAAAATAAATTATCAGAGTGGATGGATGTTTTAATTAAAGATTTAGACGGTAAGAAGTTAACACCTGAAGACTTGGAGTTACAAAAACAATATCAAGAGTTAGGTATATACGATGAAGAGTCTTTTTCTACTTTTGGTATTATACAAGCTGACTTAATAGACAGACCAAGAAGACCTTTGTGATATGCCTACATTTGAAGATTTACAAGAGCGTCTTAGAAGTACAAAGCCTGATCCTAAATACTTACAAGAGGATGAGGATGTTATAGATGAAACTACAGTACCAGTAGAAGAAAGACCTCCTACTCCATATATTGAAGGGACTGATATTTCAGTTAGTAAGTTACTAGAGCAGAACGCACAGATACAAGTAGAACAAGACCAAGATAGGTTAGACGAATCTTTAACTAGCGAGCAGTGGTTCGGTTATGCTTTAGGTACGACAGTAGAACTTACCGCTCCTATCGCTAGTAACATCGCATACGCTAAATGGTTGGCTAGAGCTAGAGCAGCTTCAAAAGTAGCAAAGCCGTTTAAAGCGACTCCTGTAGGCATGATTGGTTTCGGTGCGGCTGAGATAACTGTAGGTGCTTTATCTAACTACGCTAATCAAGAAATTAAAAGGCAATTTAAAGCACAGGAAGATGGTATAAGAATTTCTGAATTAATGGCAGCTGGGGTTTTTAATGCTACTCCTATTGTTAATATAGTAGATGGTTTACCAGTATTTAAATTCCTACAACCGCCATTAGGTAAAAAAATAACACCTAAGATTGTTACTATAAACGGTGTTAAGTCTTTTGTCAGCGGTGCTACTATAGGTGCTTTAGAATCTTCATTCAGGCAATCTGTAAGTATGTTATTAGACGAGCCTCGTGAGGGAGGTTTTGATTACACTGACTTAGCTTTCTCTACAGGTGTCGGTGGTACTTTGAACACAGCACTTAGAGGCGGTGTAGGTTTATTCAGTTACTGGCGTAGTAAGGGTAAGTGGGGTAGAGAACAAGCTGTTAAAGTAACTGATTTAATGGATGGTAATTTAGTAAAACAAATTGACGACATTAATAAAGAGATACAACAAGAAGCAGATGATGTCGGAATATTTACCAACTTTGCTAAAAAGAACGCTAAGATCGCTGAACTAAAGAAACAGCGTAAACAAATAGAAGAAGCTAAAGAACTAAACCAGCAGTTAAAGAAAGAAATACAGGAAGAAAATGCTAGAGTTGATGAAGCTGAAGCCAACCCAAAACCGATAGAAGAGCCTGGTAAACTGACAGAAGAAGAACTAGAAGCACCTGACGAGAAGCTAAGGGAAGTTGAAGAAGAGGTAGTAGAAGAACCTAAAGCTGTAGTAGAAGAAGCAGCAGTCGAAGCTGAAGCTCCTAAAGTAGAAGAACCAACACCTAAGCCTAAACCTTTAAAAAGAGATGGCGTGTTACAAAGCTTAGTAGACAGAACTAGAGCTGCGTTCTCGACAGGTAAACCTCCAACTATAGAAGGACCTAATATAGAAAGAGATGCTAAGAAACTGTACAGTGATTCATCTAGTATATTTAGTAAAGCCATTAATACTTTTAGAGAGAGCGATGGTAAGGAGATACGGGCTTTAGAAGTAGCTTTAGATGAAGTGGTTTTTATCCGGGATTTAAACAGAAAAGTTATAGACCCATTAGATACATTGTATGCTAGAGGTTTACAATCTGCCCGTAAAGACGCTGCTAAATATAACTACGAAACCGTATTAAGTGAGCGGGCTGGGGCTGAAGAAGATGCTTGGATGAGCGTTGAGAAAGCACTTAGGCAAGCTATCGATAACGACGCTAATGTTGAGTTATATAAAGCAGTCGATGACGCTTTGAGTGTAAGACCTAGATTTAAAGAACTAGGTGAACAATTTGATCGTAAAGCTACAGCTGACTACAAGCGTAAACTTAGAGAAGCTACTACGAAAGAACCTAAAGAAGTACCTCAAGAACTTATAATATCGAGGTTGCAACAAAAATTAAGAGAAGCACAACAAGAGTTTGCAGGTCTTAAACCAGAGGCTAAAGCTAAAAAAGCTAGAGAGAAATCTGAGAAAGAAATAGATATACAAAATAGGTTAGACTTCTACGCCACAGGTAAAAGAGAAGCTAAACAAATAGCACAAGAAGAGAATCGTTTAGAGACTTACTTAGAGCTGCTTGAAGAAGGAGATATAGATAAGATTAGACAGCAATTAGGACCAGCACCTGATTGGACTAATAAGAAAGCTGTTGGCTCATACTTAGCTACTATCCGGAAAGTAAATAACAAAACAAAGAAACTGTTACAGAAACAAGTAGTTGAGTCCGACATATCTTTACAAGACCCTAACAAGGTAGCTAAAGCCGAAGCTAAGAAGAAAGCACGATTACAGAAGAGGTTAAAAGAATTAAGAGCAAGGGCTTTTCAGATAGAGAAAATAAGACCAAAAGATAAAGCTGCTAAAGCTGAGGTCAATGCTGAGATAGAAGAGCTAGAAAGGACTGTGAAGTTCCATGAAGCTAACGAGCGTGACGCTTTAAAACTTGAAGCAGCCTATAAAGAAAGAGCTAGGTTATTAAAAGTTGAAACAGGACCGTTGGGTGCCCAGCGAGCTGAAGTAACAAAACTTAAAGGACCAACTAAAGTTCCAGGTGAATTAGAGAAAGTAAACAAAGATATAGCATTTCTTAAAAGTAACATGCGTAAGCGTGTTGATGACATCGACAAAGCTAGGTTAGAAATGACTCAAGAATTTCAAGAAGCTAAGATGTTAGAAGCTATCAGGAAGAGAAGGGAACTAGCTGAAAAGAGGTTAGAGCAAAGAAGGAAAAGATTTGCGGATGATTACGATTTAGATAAAAGAGCAGCCGAAAGAGCCGGACGGAAACCTGAAGAAACCGATCCGATACTTCTTGAATATCAAGATAAGATAAAGTTTTATGATGCTATCGAAGCGGAAGCTCTGCGTAAAAAAGAGTTAAGAGAAGAGCTAGCTAAGAGAGCCGAGATGGAAGCTAGAGGTGTTGTTTCAGAAATGCGTGAACATCTAGCACCTAAGCCTACAGGTCCGAAGAAAATAAGGAGTACCGACCAGATAGAGAAAGAGATACGAGCATCAGATAAAAGGATGCGGGATAAACTGAAAGACTTTGATAAAGCTGTGGATAAGATGCGTGAAGAGCGTATTTACGAGGCTACTAAGAAACAAGCCATAGCTGCTGCTCAAGCTGATGTTGAAACTAAAGTGTCTAGGTTTCTTAGACAGTGGGGCAACAACAGAGTGTACGCTATGATATGGCAAACCAGTTCTGTTTTAGCTAGTGCGTTGGGTGGTATAGCCAGTTCTTTTAAACAGTTTACTAAGATTGGAGCGGAACCTATAGCAGATATGATGGTAACTAAAGGTTACAGTGGTTCTCAAATATCTTCGTACCAAACATTAAAAGCTAATTTCTACGGACTGAGAGAGGCTTTAAAAAATTGGAAAGGTACAGGTCGTGCCGTAGCTCTTACAGCTAAAAACTTAGAAAGTGCTACAGGAGCTGCGGGTGCTAACAGACTGACAGGTGACATTTCTTTTGGTGACCCTATTAGATTACTAGAAGCAGCTGAAGAATCAGCCAGAAGAAAAAGATTGAGAGGTGAAACTGTAACCGGAGTTCAACATGTTTTAGCTAGACTGCCTTTGGGTAAGATGTTCAATGAGTTTATGAAGCTACCACTAAGAGGTATCATGCCTATAGATGAGGGTTTCAGGAGACAGTTGTTGCGTGCTGAGTTAATGTCTGAAGCTTGGAAGGATGCTTTTAATACACACCCCAAAGACCCTAAGAAGGCAGCTGAACTAGCAACAGAACTATACAAACAAAAGTGGACCAAAGATCAGGGCTTAGAAATACTTAGTGAAGAAGGTGTTAACGCTACAGCAACAGATACTATAAACAAAGAACTGTTATTTGATTCTAATGTAGCTAATTTAGATGAGACGGAGATAGCACAACCTATAGCTGATAAAGTATTAAGGTTTGTTAAGGAGTTAAAGATGTTAGAGGATACACCAGCAGCGGGTGCTTTAATTCATCTGTTAGCTCCAATAATGACGGTGGTAGCCAGAGGTGCAGGGCGTTCTATACGAGTAGGAGTTCCTATAATACCTGCTGCTCAAGCTGCTAGAAATCCTTATAATAAAAAGATTAAGAAAGCTAGGACTAAGATTCGTGAAAAGAATGATAAAATTGGTAATAAGGAAACCACACCAGATCGTAGAGTTGAGCTGAGTAAAGAAGTTGATGAATTAGAAACTAAGATTAAAGAATTAAAAGGAAGAAGGATTGCTTATCATAGAGACGCTATAACAGATACTTTGTTGGGTACAGGCATGATGTCTTTAGGGTATGCCTTAGCTGCATCAGGTATAGCGGTAGGATCACTGTCATGGATGAATCAAACACAACGAGAAAGATTCCAACATAAGAACCCTAAAGCTAAACAAAATACAATAGAAGGCTGGGGTTATAGAGAGTTGTTTCCTTTGTCTATGGCTTTTGCTATCGGTGCAGACTGGGCTATGTACGATGAAATGAAAGAGTTCCAGGACGAATCCGGTAAACCTATTTTAACAGACGATCAATCTAGATTAACAGTGATGTTAAATTCTATGAAAGATTTGTTTAAAGAGGTTCCTGTTGCTGGTGGTATGAAATCTGTAGAGCGTTTGTTTAGTGGGGATGATAACTTAATGACAGGTGTCTTAGTAGATTGGTTAGCTTCTTTTGCCCTAGTACCTTCACAGATAAATAAAGTATTAAAACTATATTTTGAAAAGGGTAGTGTAGAAGAATTAAGAGGGGGTTCTTGGCAAGACAGATTAGCTTACAAAGTTACAGGTAATCATCCAGCAGGTAATAAAAAGACTGACCACTTCGGATACGATTTACCATCACCTAAAACACCTTTACAAACTTTTATTAGATGGGCACCAGATAGAAGTGTCGAGTTGAACGAGTTCGATGTTATTTATAAAAAAGATATTGAAGGAGAGGGTCAGCTTGTAAAACCACCAAAAGAATTTCCTGTTATAAGAGGTATCGATATGTACAAGTTTGTAGATAATAACGGCACATCTCTTAAATACCGTTTCGATCAAGAGCTTAGGAAGACAGAAGTGGATAAACAAGTCATCGAGATGATTAAAACAACAAGATGGCAGGATTCATACAAAGAGGGTTCTAAGCCCAGAAAGGGAACAGCTGATCCGACTTCGGTAGCTAACCCTGCATTACAAAAAATAAATGATAAACTAAACAAAGCTTACAATAAAACTGCTAGAAATATAATAAAAAATATAGGTAATACTAGCGGTACGCATTGGTTAGATGAATTTATAAGCGAAGAGGAAAACGAGGAAGGTACTTTAGAATATGAAAAGTACGGACCTAGGCAGACTCTCCGTCAAGTAATAGATAGCACTAAAGGTAAGTCTATAACTACAGGTGAACCGATAGCAGTTGAGGAGATATTAAATAGAAACGATCTTGACGAACTGTTAAAAGATAACCCTCAACTTCAGTTATTGAATCAATAGTGCTTGAACTCCTAACTCAATAGTTAATAATATATTATCATGGCAAACACCTATGTAGACTACACAGCGGTCGCCTCTCAGACTGACTACAACTTTTCTTTTGAATACCTCAGAGACGAACATGTCAAGGTCAAGGTAAACGATGTTATTGTAACAAACTACACAATCGTAACATCTCCGGTACAACTGATTCGTTTTAACACGGCTCCTGTTGCAGGTGCTGAGATAAGAATATATCGTGATAGTCGTGGTGATTTCTCCCCGCTTGTAGACTTTGAAGACGGTTCTGTTCTCACTCAAGTACCATTAGACGAAGCGTACAGACACAACTTATTTACTGCTCAAGAAGCGTCAGAAGGTACTGGTAATGAGCTGCTTAACAAAAAAGGAGGAGCTAACTACGACGCTGAAGGTAACAAGATAATAAACCTTGGTACTCCTACGGCTAGTACAGACGCTGCTAACAAAGCATACACAGATCAAACAATAGACAACGCTATAGCTCTTGGTGGTAGTCCTGCTATTGTATCACTAGGTGGGTACGATGTTACTGCACTTAGTACAAGTAGAGCTAGGAGTCTTGCTGATCGGTTTACTGATGTTGTTAATATACTGGACTACGGGGCTTCTACTTCCGCTAGTGCCTCTGATAATGTTACGGCTATAAACACAGCTATAACAGCAGCAAATTCAGCGGATGCTACATTATTCATTCCATCAGGTACTTACAATGTAGACGATAGCCTTACAGGTATAACAGGAGGTTTAGAGTGCCAAGGTGTTATTAACTATACAGGAGGTTCTACTGATTATAAAACTATTGTTACGATTGGTACTGATAGTGCCGTAACTTTTAATAGAAGTTTTAAAGGAATACGAGTAACTCGTACTAATCGGTCTGACTTTAACGAAACTTACGCAAGTGAAGTAGATGTTGGAGTACATTGTATAAACCTTAGAGGATGTATTACTGAGGTTTTAGAAGTTAGAGACTTTACAGTAGGACATCGAGTAGAAGGTAATCGAGTAGTAGGTCTTGCAAAAGGAAATGTATCCAGCTACTACTACGGTTTTATAGAAAATGTAGCTATCGGTCTTGATATAGTTACAGACAATGAGGGTTATGTTATTGGTTGTAAGTTTTATAGCTTTGAACATTTAATTGCCCCTACTGTTAATACGACAAAACCAAGATACGGTATAAGATTTAGCAATTCATCAGGTCAAAAGTACGCTAATGTATTCTATTCTCCGATCATTCAGTTAAGAAATAACGATACAAGTGTTGAGTCTTATCCTGTACTCGTAAGCCAACAAACACGCTACAATTCTATTGAAGAACTCTATGTCGAGTTTAACGATGGTAATTTAATGAAGGTGGAAGTTCCGTCTACTTCGGGCTGTGTTGATAACAAGATTACTTTATCTGCAGCTACAAGCGATAAAACTATTGATATATCTTCAGCAGATGACGGAGAGAATGAAATCGTACAAGACTACAAT